TCAAGTGTTTTAACAGATTCTTCTAATAGCTCTCAAGAAGTCAACATAGGCACATCTAGCACTTTGGGTGGCAAGTTAAGTGTTCAAAGTGTTAACAACGAAGCTGCATACTTTCACAATAATGGTGGTAGTGGCGGAACTGGTAATGCGGTAGCTGCATTTAAAGTAACCAATTGGAATATTAACGATGCTTATGTGCAGACATTTTACAATTCTAGTGGCACATTGGCAGGTAGTATTTCTCTACCAACTGGATCATCAACCACAACAGCATTTAACACATCCTCAGACTACAGGCTAAAACAAAATGTAGACTATACATGGGATGCAACCTCAAGACTAAAACAACTCAAGCCAGCAAGGTTTAGCTGGATATCTGATGATGACAACACATTGGTTGATGGCTTTATTGCACATGAGGTTTCAGACATAGTTCCCGAGGCTATTACTGGCACAAAAGATGCAGTCGATGATGATGGTAATCCCGAATATCAGGGCATAGATCAAGCCAAGCTTGTGCCATTATTGGTCAAAACCATACAAGAACTAGAAGCAAGAATTACAGCCTTAGAAAGCTAAATGGCATTATTTCCAATAACACCCCCAGCAGGCATAGTCAAAAATGGAACTGACTATGGCAACAAAGGTCGTTGGGTCGATGGAAATTTAGTTCGCTTTGAAAATGGCTACCTTAAACCTATAGGTGGCTGGACAAAACTAAGACAAACAGCCTTAGATGGATCACCTATTGGAATGTATGCTTACAACGATAACTTGGGTGAACCTATATTAGCGGTTGGTACAACAGAAAAGGTTTATGTTTTATACGACAACACCTGGACTGATATTACACCATCGGGTTTTGTTAATGATGGAGATGCCGATCCTCTTGGTTATGGTGCATATCATTTTGGCGTAGAAGACTATGGTGATGCTCGTTCACAATCAAGCTTACCTTTAGATACAGGTCATTTTTCTTTCGATAACTGGGGCGAACATTTAATCTTTTGTTTCTCTGGTGATGGCAAGATTTATAAATGGCGACCCAATTCAGGCGGTACAGCCGATACCATAGGAACAGTCGTGACTAATGCACCTACAGGGTGTCAATCAATTATCGTGACCAACGAAAGACATTTGGTTGCTATTGGTTCGGGCGGAGATCCAAGAAAAATCTCATGGTCAGATAGAGAAGATAATACCAACTGGACATCTAAAGCTACTAACACCGCAGGTGATTTGCAAATACCTACAGGTGGTAGAGCAATCATGGCAGCTTCATTTGGCAATGATATTATTATCTTTAGCGATACAGGTATCAGTAGAATGTTCTATGCAGGCTCACCTTTTGTTTATGGTATTGCTGATGCTGGAACTAACTGTAAAGCAGTCAGTAGAAGATCTATTGTTTCTACTGGTAATTTCCTAGCATGGATGGGTGAAAATTCTTTCTTTATTTATGATGGCACTGTAAGAGAAATACAATGTGAAGTGCATGATTATGTTTACGATTTACTTAATTTGCCAGGGAGAAAAGCTTGTTGGGGTGGACACAATTCTAGCTTTAATGAAATATGGTGGGGATTCCCAAGCGGTGAACTACAATACGCACCAAACAAATATGTGATTTGGAATTATGGTGAAAATGTTTGGTCTGTTGGTGAACTAGATAGAGGTTGTTGGGTTGACCAAGGTGTCTTTGATTTTCCAACTTCAGCAGATAACGCTGGGTTTATCTATCAGCATGAATCAACTGTATTGGGTAACTCACCTAATTTAGGCGATGCTGTTCCATATGCGACCTCTGGGCCGATTGAAATAGGCAATGGTGACAATTATGTCCAATGCAATCAAATACTTCCAGACGAAGAGGCTAATACACTTCCAGGTGTCACCCTTAGTTTCAAAGGTAAATTTACTCCACTAGGCCCTGAAACGGACTTTGGATCATTTACTTTTGAAAGTGATGGTTATACCGATGCTAGGTTTACTGCAAGACAAGTCTCAATGACAGTCACAGGCAGTACCACACAAGATTTTCAAGTAGGAAAGATTAGATTAGATGTACGCAACAGAGGTAGAAGATAATGGATTTATCCTCACAAAGACAGTACATACAAAGAGCAATCAATGTTAAATATTCTTTTACAGCTACCACGCAGCAAACTATCTATACAGCACCTAGCGGCGGTGACTTTGATTTTGCGATTATTAAAGATTTCATAGCTTGTGACCATGGTAATCAACAAACCAACTTAGATGTATCAATTACCGATACCAGTTCTAATGAGTTTTTTCTTTATAAACAACACAATATAACTGCATACGCTACAGATGAATTGGTACTTGGTTCAGGAATAATTATTCAACAAGGTGAAATAATAAAAGCACAAGTAAATCATGCAAACATTGATTTGATTTTAAGTATTATTGAATATGGAAAAGGCGATTAGATAATGAAATTTAATCATAAAATGTTTACAATAAAGGATATTTAAGAGGTTTATATTATGGCATTACCATGGGGCGCAATAATTTCAGGAGGAGCGGCTTTGCTTGGCGCAAGTGGCGGTGGCGGCTCTAAACAAACATCATCTACGCAAGTCGATCCTGCACAAATGGCTATGTACGAAGATCTTTATGGCAGAGCCAAAGGTATTGCGCAACAGCCATTCGTTCCATACACAGGATCAAGAATTGCTGGATTTAACCCAGATCAGCTTAGACAATTTCAAGCCACTCGCGGTTTATTTGAAAGTGGTATGCAATATGATCCATTGGCTGGATTGCAAGAATTAGCACAAGCTCCAACTCCAACCATTCAACCAGTAACAGGATTTCAAGCACCAACCATACAAGGTTTGCAAGGTCCTCAACCTGAACAGATTGGTGGCGTTTCAACCCCGCAGTTTAGAGGCTTATTAGGAGCTGATATTGGCGCCTATCAATCACCTTTTCAACAACAAGTCATCGAGCAATCTATGGCTGACATCCAAAGACAGGCTGATATTTCTAGGGGTCAAGCACAATCCCGAGCAATCGGTGCTGGTGCTTTTGGTGGCTCAAGATCTGCTTTATTGGAGGGCGAATCACAAAGACCATTTATAGAACAAATGGCTAGAACATCTGCTGGATTAAGACAGGCAGGATTTGAACAAGCACAACAAGCTGCATTATCCGACTTAGCAAGACAACAACAACTTGGTATTTTTGGTGCAGGTCAAGAACAACAACGCGCATTAGAACAAGCAAGATTAGGCCAACAAGCTGGATTGACTGGATATCAAGGAAGATTATCAACAGCACAAAGACAAGCAGAATTAGGCCAACAAGCAGGGCTTGCTGGTCAAGATATTCAAGCAAGAATGGCTATGATGCAACCAGAGTTGGAGCTACGCGCAAGACAGCAAAGAGCTGGATTGCTTGGGGGCGTGGGTTCAATACAACAACAAAGATTAGGTCAGCTTGGTCAAATTGGTTTACAACAACAAAGATTGCAACAAGGTGCATTGGATGTTCCTTATCAAGAGTTCCAAAGAGCTTTGGGATATGGCCCGCAACAACTTGGTTTATTGTCGCAAGCTGTGTTTGGGCAACCACAAAATTTAACAACCACTGACAGAACCAGCCCGTCTTTTCTTGACAAAGCATCTGGCGCTGTAGATTTATATACCACTCTTAGTAATGTATTTGCACAACCACCAGTTTAAATCATGGCAGTAAACGATCTATCAAAAGTATTCGGCATCCCATCTCCAACAGAAACATTGGATTTAACGCCGCAATTTCAAACCTCTCCAAAAACAGGCACTCTAGGCTTGGAGCAACCAAGTACATTAACAAGAGTTGGTAGTAGATTATCTAATAATCTCGCTAGAATGGGCGGTTATGATCCCATGCAACTAAGCAATGCCGAAGAAAGAAGACAAGCTAGAATGGCTGGATTGCAAGAGCTGTCTTATAGACTATCACAGACATCTGCTAAATTATCTGGTGATCCAGCAAGGATGCAGATAGCGCAACAGCAAGAGGCTGCGAGACAGCCAAAAGCTGTAAAACCGCCAGTTAGTTATCAAGAATATGCATTGACTGATTCAACACCGACTCCTCAAGAGTACGCGGAATGGATGTTAGAAAAAGAAACATCAAAAGCTACAAAAATTGACCTTGGCACAGACAAAGGTTTTGCAGCGTTGGGCGTTAAAAAATATGAAGAAAGATCTGACTTAGCATCATCAGCACAAGCCTCTAATATAAATTTAGATAATTTAGAAAATTTGCTAGACCAAGGTGTTGAAACTGGTTTTGGATCTGAAATTGGTTTAACTTTAAATAGAATTGGTCAGCGTTTAGTTGGCCCAGATTACAAGGCTGGTAAAATTGCTGGAGCAGAGTCATTTCTTGCTGGAACGAATCAATTAATTCTCCCTTTGGTTAAACTGCTTGGTGTAAACCCAACAGATAAAGATTTAGACTTTGTTGTAAAAGGAGCGCCAGAGCTAGGAAAATCTGTTGAAGGTAATAAATTAATGTTAAAGGCATTAAAAATTTCTAACGCAAGAGCTATAGATCAACATAATTTTGATAATGCATTTTATGTAAATCCTGAAAATGCAGGAAAAACAGAAATAGATA